TGTCGCTCTAAATCTTGCACCTTTATGATATGATATCTCATCAAGTTCATAATCTATAAATGCAAGTTGAACAATTAACTTTTCCCATCCACCTTTATCCTGGCCGAAGTTAATTAATTGTTGGTATCTATTATTTTTGTTTTTAGTAATATGCCATTGTGCAATACCAAAGCTCGTTTTAGAATCTCCGACTGCAGCAGGATCCATATTACTTTCTTCAAGTAAATTACCTATGATTGCTGCAACCTGTTTATGTGTATACTTTGACTTTGTGGAACCTGGCTCTGCGCTCTGTAATCGTGTAAAAAATTCCCATGCAATTTGTATGTTATCACCTTTTAAGATTGGATCAAAGTTTCCGTGATAAGCAAAGACTTGACCTGTATCTGGTCTTACAGGATTTGCTTCAATTGCTCCTACTACAAAGTTTTGATTCACATTATCTACTTGTACCTGAGAAGGTACCTCGATTGAAGGTATACTACCCCATATAATTGGTTGCTGACTATTACCACCATCTAAAAAAAATCCACACACTTTACTACCCTCCCCTAAATTTGGATGGAATCCAATTCCACTACCACCGTGTTCTGTTGTTGGAATAACACATGAAGCAAACGGCAAATCTGCAACTGGAATTTCAGGAGCATGCACGCCGTATATTCTAACTCTTACTCTGCCAAGACGTGGTTCGTCAGTACCTACTTCTTCTACAACACCATACCACCATCTCATAAGATCCCCGTAAAAACTCATATTGGTCTTCCTAACTTACCACACTCTAAAATAACATTATGTTTTTCTTCTGCAGTAAACAAATGTTTAGCTGCTAATATAGTATATATTCCAGATCTAGACTTATCTTCTGCATCTTCTGCAGAAACGTTTCCGGCTATATCCTTTAGTCTTGAATTATTTGAATGATGAATATATTGTATTTGCCTGCCAATTGATGCATTATGTCCAGTCAAATACATTTGACCTGGAACAACAATAGTCATATCAGATTTAATTAATAAACTTTTCATAGCATGAGTTGTATGCCTATTTTTAAATTGAGCAGGAGTATGTGACTCACCTAAATTATTAAATCCTGGCATAGTTTTAGCAGTCATAATAGTAGTAACTTGTTTATTATTTAAATCAGATATTCTTTTATCTTTCACTCTAAAATTCGAATGATGAACAGGATCAAATCCATTTGGTATTATTTGACTTTCAGTTAAACCTCTTAATTCGTTATCAATATTTAAATGATAATTAAGAGTAGTACCAGCATTCACATCTATATTTACTCCATCTGATCCTACACATCCACGTTGCATAAGATCAATAGTATTTTCATTTTTAATTGCGTGATAATCCATAACATTAAATACGATGCTCGGATCGGATCCATGTTCTGATCCTTGATTATATGCCTGTGAGAATCTGTAAGGGATATGATCATTCCACACATTACCTTTTAACATTTGCTCTAAAGATTGTAATTGAATAATTCCGGTATTCATACATGTATATAAAAAGAATGGCATACCGAAATCTGTAGACATTCTTTCTAGCACCATTTGACACGCCTGAAATGCAGTCAGATACGGTATGCATATATGCATGGGTTCTTGAACTGGCGGTATATATCTACTCGAGCTAAAATCGATTTCCATACCTAATGAGTCTTTTAAAATCTGCTGTATAATTCTATCAGGTCTACCCTTATAAGCTTTACTAATTAAACTAGCAGCCTGATTGACAAAAGTTGTTTCTACTAAATTTATTTCAAGTACTTCTTTATCATCTGAGACTTTTCTAGCTCCCATAACTTCAATTATATTAAATCTTAATGTGACAGGTATAGGTGCAGGAGATTGTTGAACATTAGGTTGTTGTATTGTCAATTCAAGTAGCTCTGTACCATTAAGACGCAACTGATCATACATAGCAAAATCATCATTGATTGCCATTTTTGCAGTTAAAAATGGTCTTTGAATATTTTCGCTTATTGAGAATTCTAAAACGTTAGCAGGAATGTTAACGATATCATCAAGAGTGTGAGATAATATATCACATCTAACTACTTCATATTCGCCTGGCGCTTGCATAACCATAGTTTATCCAGTACTGCGTAATAGTTTATTAAACTCTGTTTTTACTTGAGCTGCTATGTTTGGTTTTAAAACATTAATCTCTCTTAATGCATCGTTCTTTGCAGTGATTCTTTCAAAATATGTGACAGGTGTAAATGATGACACTGTAGGAAAGTTTCCTGTACCTGTACCACTTGGAGCTAATCCAATATCAACAAAGTCTCCAGCTGCATTTTCATAATGGTGCACTGAATTAAACTGAGCAACTTCAGATTTTACAATTGCAACGTCTGCAACTTGTGCAACGCCATTAATAGAAGGTGTAATAGTCTCACCTGCATTAAAGTTATCCGGACTCTCAACAATGATTTGACCAAGGTCCATATATCGTTTGACAACAATGCCAGTACTACCAGACAATGAGCCTGTGCAAGTATGTCCAGGTAAAAATGTTTTAGATATTTCAGCAGTTGTTGTGATGGTCCTATGTGGATAATCTAGTTTTGCTTTTGGCAATAAATCTTGTTGAGGTAATGGCCAGCCACTTTCTCTTATATCATCATTCAAATAATAGAATGTCCAATAGAATTCTGTTGTTCCATATAACTTATATGAAAATGAATCTGGTCTATCATAGTCCTGAACAAATTCAGTAGTATAATAACTTAAATCATCTCTCAGCTCATCAATAATATTAACGTATGCACTAATGTTTTGAAAGAGTGAAAAGTTTTCTTCATCTCCAAATTTATATGCAGCTAATGGAAAATTTCTAAAAAATGACATTAGTATCCCTCTCTTACATCGCCTTTAGCCATAGCTCTTGATTCTGTAAATGTTAATGAAATATTTGCACCTTGGAATCTACCATCTGCGTGCATACCCATACCATTGCTATTATATGTGGCATTAAACGATTGTAAATACACAGGTAAAAATTTAATACCTGGTATTTCTGTATTTTTATATTTTACTTTGATTAAAAATCTATTTGGAAATCTATAACCAACATGTATTCCACCGGCTTCTAAATTCTCAGGATAAAGTTCTGTTCTAAATTTCTTTATAATTTTTTCTATTTCTATTGCTTCGGCCTGACTTGTAGGAATTAAAGCAAAAGTAAAAGAAAAAGTTCTAAGTGGTACCTGTTTAAATAGGGCTCTTATGTTAGGATTAGTGGTTACTCCAGTTGCACTTCTAACAGCACCAGGTGCACCAGTATTACCAAGGAATTTAGCAGCACCTTTTCCTGCAAGCAAACCTGCAGCATCTCTACTTAACCCTTCACCTTTTCCACTTAATACATTAAAAGCAGCACCAACTTCACCGGCAACAGCTGCCAATGCTCCGGCAGCAGCGCCTGTTCCAGCACTTGCACCTTCTAACACAGCTCCACCAATAAGACCAAGTTCCATATTTTCGTATGATACAGTGTCTTGTATTTGTATTGCAGAAGGAAGATACAAAGCAATTTTATCGCCAGTAAGATTTATGGTTTTTCTATTAAACCCAAGAGTAGGCTGCAAATTTCCGTATAAAGACTTTTGTGCAGTATCACGATCTGCTTGTTCTCGTTTGAATTTTGCTTGCTCAGCTTCTAATTGAGATTTTCCGCCTGCACCGCGACGAGCTCCAGCACTTGCATCATTACTCGGTATATCATTTCCGGTTAATTGTTGTATTTGATCTCCCAGAAAAGCAGTAACGTCACTAGCTTTATCTTTAATTTCTTCACCCCATGCAGCACCTAAATCTTTTATTTTTTTCAAAGCTGTACCATCACTAAGTGATTGCAATTCACCGAGAACGTCATATCTTTTTTCTTCTATGACTTCAAATGTTATTCTGCCAAGGTATTCTTTTTGATTATTTAACGGGTATACAAGCTTGTTTCCAAGCGGTCTTTTGATTGACGCTTCTCTAAATCCGGGTTCTGGCATATTACTAACCTTATAAATATTACTTAGTTGAATCTATTTATAACGAATTTCATGGCATATAGCGGCAAATATAAACCTAAAAATCCTAAAAAGTATACCGGCGACTATACTAAAGTAGTGTATCGATCGCTATGGGAAAAACACGCATTCAAATGGTGCGATACAAATCCACAGATATTACAATGGTCTTCAGAAGAAGTCGTTATACCTTATTTATGGGATGTAGATAAGCGTTACCACAGATATTTTGTAGATCTCAAAGTTAAATTTAATAACGGTGAAACATGGCTAATAGAAATAAAACCAGATAAGCAGACACGTCCACCTGCATATCAAGGTCGTAAGACTAAACGATACATATCAGAATCAATGGACTATGTCAAGAACCAGAACAAATGGAAAGCAGCAGAAAGTTTTGCAAAAG